CTACTTGCGTTCTGTAGCTTCTTGATTTCGGCGTGAATCAACGACCTCATCTCATTGATGCCAGAACTGCGACCTGTGAAACGTGCCGAATACCAATAGGTGCGCATAGTCTTACGAAACACAAACTCTAAAAACTCAATCATCTTCTAAACCTTCATTCAACGGATCAACATAAGAAACCTGAGCAGCATAACTGATTACAACTGTCAGGGCAAGAGTTATCACAACAGCAATAACTAGGAACAGCAACACAAGGCCGATAACCTCAATCAATGTCAGCAACATCAGTCAGTTTCTCAAGAATCAGATCTAACACAGCCTGCAGTTGAGCGTTAGAAATAACACCTGCACGTTCAAGTTCAATCAAAGCATCTGAGGTGCGTGATGCTTCAGCACGTTGCCCTTCAGCTTTGCCTGCCCGATACTCTTTACTCCAAATGTTGACAGCGTTCAATCTGTTGCACTGACAGTTATCTTCACACTTTTGACAACTCACTTTATTCCCCTGCCTGTTCACAAACAGTCGTGTAATGACTGCCATTCAAATCTTGATACTCCACCTGGTAACAGCCCTGTTGCTGATACCAAAACCAAACAATAGCTACAAGCATCAAGCCTAACGTTATCAACAACAATTTGAGTTCCTTATTCATGCTGCAACCTCGTTCATCAGATCATCTTTCAGATACAAGACTTCAAGCGTGTTGCAGTCAACAAAGACAAGTTTGCCTGTAGCCCCACAGATACGAATAACGTTTTGCTCCATAAGCAAATCAATCATGCGTTCACGTTCCCTAACTTCGCCTTGTCTTCTGTAGTTTTCTCTAACCGCTTCAGCTGACATTACAGCCCCCAAATCATTTTGCCCAACATCCCTACAAGGAAGATAAAGCCGTAACCTAAACTGATTAGCACGATTCCGTAAAATACATCTTTCATTTGCTTGTCCGTTCAATAGCAACATCAACATAAACCTGAGTGCAGGCATCATTACGAGAGATGTTACAAGCCCTCGCATAAGCAAGCACTGCTTCATCCCACGCTTCATACAGATGAGTGAAGTCAACAAAATCCATACCCGATTTACACCAGAGTTTGTATGCGTTTACTGCTTTGATAAATAGTTCAGCCTGCAACATTAGTTACCTGCTTTCAAACAGTTTTCTTCAATGAAGTCATGTAGCTGTTCAAACGCATTGTTGTATTGCTCCATTGTGTTAGCAATCTGCATTTCACGATAGATCTCAAGCAAATCCCAAATCTGTTGCTTAGTCATTAGTTACCTGCCTTGTTTAGTTCTCTGATTGCTCTGCGGTATCTGCGTAGATCATGATTTAGCACGTCAATGTATTCGTGCAGTTTCTTCTCTTGCGCTTCAGCTAACTGCTCTAAAGTTTCCTTGATTGCAGCTTCAAACTGTTCAATAGTTTCGCCCTGCATCATGCACCAACCTTTACTGTAAGGGTTTCTTTCTTAGCGAGCAGATCATCAAGTTGCGCCTGGTAAGCCAAACGCCATTCTTCTTTCCAACCATAAACTTCTAGTCTGCGCTGGATGTCTTCAATGCAAGCATTTAGAAAGTCAACATTCTGAAAAGCACGATTGCTTACTGAAGGATTGCAGTATTCACAAATAGATAATCTGCAAGCTGTGTTCTCTTTGATACATGTAATCATTTTTTGTCCTTTGTCCATATCAGGCGTTTTTGCCTGATAGATACAGTTTGACAGAAAAGACACGAATTTAGCAACATTTCAGCGTGTTTTGTTTATAAACATTTGATAACAGAAACGTGTATAGAAAAGGCTGAAAACTATACAGATTAAGGGTAATTGCTGATAGTTACTGCTACACCTGACTGCCCTACAGCATACTTTTTGCTGACTTCTAGCCTGACAACGAGGGCATCATCAGTCCAAATAGGTTTCATACCGTCAAAGTAACCCCCTGGCAAGCTTATCCACGTCAGGTGGAACAGTAGGCAGTTCACGCTTCACCGAAGGCTTACGAGTCAAATAGAAGATAGCCTCTACTTTGACAGCCCCCTCAAACTTGCTCAAATCACCTGACTCTTGCATCCCCTGAATCACCGCATCACTGACTGCTTTCCGCCAGGCAGGCAGTTTAGGTGACGCTTCAACAATCAAAGGAATATTCGCTCCTGCAGCAGTTCTTCTTGTCCCAACATACTTCTTGCTTCCCTGTGGTGCAGGATCAACCCCAAAGACTGTGAAGCTAAAACTATCTCTTGCCATACTCATTCACCAAAATGACCAGATACAGAAAAACCCCTATCAAACCATTTATGGCTGATAGAGGTTGATCTAGGAACAGTGAGTTAGTGAGCAGTAGGCTACCCAAGACAAAACCTACAACCCACGACTTCATTTAGAAGGGTGCAGACACAACAGGTGCAACAGCAGGTGTGGAAGCATCTATCTGAGCATTATTGATGTCAAGTTTTACTTTACGACCTGGCTTACCTGTCTTATCTTCAAAGTCCTCAATCTTTACAGACAACTGACCAAAAACAGTAACCTCAGACTCTAACTCTAGGTTGTGTGATACAGCGAACCAGACAGTCCAAGTGCGTGTGTAATCTTCACCTGTAGCAGACTTGTAAGACTCAACTAAAGACAAGCCCTGTGATGATGCTCCGAAAACTTTTGAAACTTTACCTGTAACTTTTACAACAGCCATTTGATACTCCTTGTTTATTTTGCGTAGTATGTGTTGCCACATGTTCTTATTTTGTTTATTTTGTTGCTTAGAAAAGCATAACCCTAGTCACTGACAACATGAGCAGGATTTATACAGTCCTTGTGAGTGCAGATACGTTCACCTGGAAGAACTAGATTGCCTTCATCATCTATCGGGTTCAAATCATGATCTAACTTCCCCTGATGAGGGCTACACCTCAACTTGCCATACTGAATCGTTGTAGCAGGCTTCACCCTGCAGCTAATACAAAGCAAGTCTTTACGCCCTCGTTTCTCAGCGTTCACAGCCCACCTAAAACCACACCTACGACACTCAACCTGATTATCCTGCAAACCCAATTTCCTTCACCCTGCTAAATTCGCCTACAAACTTTGCATCAAACCAACCTGTAGCCCCATGCCTGTTTTTCACTACATCTAAAGTTATCAAACTCTTATGGCCGATAGAGTAAACCTGATATCCAGGGTCTTTGTTCTGAATCTTCTTATCCTTGATAATGTCATCGTCAGACTGCTTCCTAGACAACATCACAATAACGTCAGCATCCTGCTCAATCTGACCCGAATCACGCAAATCAGAAGCATTAGGTTTATCATCAGGTTTGTTGTCAACTCTTCTGTTGAGCTGTGCTAACGCAACAACAGGCACAGCAAACTCCTTAGCCATATTCTTCAAATCCATGCTTATCTGACTTATCTGCTCATACTTAGGGGCTTTAGCGTTATTCGGTGTAATCAACTGCAAATAATCAACAAAGATAGCCTTCACAGGCCGCTTCAACATGACAGCATGAACATAAGCCCTAATCTGTGCAACAGTCTGACCACCACGATCACTAATCAACAACTTATTTTCAACAGTCCTAATCAACTCTTGAATCTTGCTCTTATCTGCAGGTTGCAGTTCACTACGCTCAATCTTGCCTAACGTAATCTCTAACTCCCCCGCTACAACCCTATTCAACAGGCTAGCCTTATCCATCTCTAAGCTAAAGAACAAGACATCATCGTGACGTGCAATTTCCCACGCCAACTGTAAACCGACAACAGTCTTACCAACACCAGGTCTAGCACCAAAGACATACAGGCCGCTTTGTTTAAGTCCTACAATCAGATTATTGAGTCCCTGCAAACAGGTAGGCGTAATGCGTTTCGGGTTCAAAATCTCATTCAACATCATCTGCAAATCCCAACGCAAATCAGGCAGTTCAAGAGCTTCAAACGTCTTTAGTTGATCTAGTTTCATCTTGACAGCATCAATCTTCACCTGAACATCAGCCGAATCATCACCCTGCATCTCAAGTGCAAGCAGTTGCAGCTGACGATGAACACTCGCCTCAGCAACACGAGCAACATAATAATGCAAATTAGCAGGATACACAGCCAACATCACAGCATCAGTGACACGCTGCCTAACAGACACCTCTTTCAGTTCACTGCAAACAGTAAAAACATCAAAAAAACCTTTAGCCGAAAACTGTTTCTGCATAACCTGAAACGCCAAAGCAAACCAAGGCTTATCAAAATCCTTATCAGTCAAAAACACTTCAGACATACCCCTGCCCTGATTAGAGAGCAGGCTACCTATAACAAGCTCTTCAAAATCAATCATCACTTATCCCCCTCTGCTCTAGGAAAGCATGCTAAAACCTTGTCCAACAAAATAGCATCGGTATGAGCATTATCAATCCACCACGCATGCTTACTCTCACCAAACCACTTCAACCATTCCTGAACCTGCAACACCGACAAATCAGGTCTAAGGCTAGACACAACACGATGACACTCACTAAACGGATCACTACTAAAAACAAGAGTTCGTTGTCTATTTAATAACTTATCTAATCCTTTATTTAATAGGGGGTCATTTTGGTCACTGGTTGACAGGTCATTTTGGTCATTTACAGCGGTCATTTTGGTATCTAACAAAGCGGTCAAATCAGCCTGTTTAGACTCAAGAAAAGTAATGAAATAAACATTACTTTTACCTGACCTGTTACTGCCCCGAATCCAAACAAGCTCACCCAAAACCTGCAACCTTTGCAACGATCTGCGCACACCGCGAGCATCAGGAATACCGGTCAACTCGGCAATCTTCTCCTGACTAGGCCAAGAACCCCTGCCAGGGTTATAAGTTTTGGCAATAGTCAAAAGAACGAACTTATCAATCCTTGAAGCTTGTGAATACTTATAAACAGCATCCATCTCTTTGTAACCCATTTTTGTCCTAATTTCTATTTATTTGAAAATTATTATTGCTGATGGAAAAGGAGCTGCATCACTTTTCAAACCAGGCTGTTCAAACTTCAATCTGCCCCGAATAAACCTAATCTCAGTGGCCTTAGCAGCGTAATCATGCCACCAAGCAGTATCAGTACGAGCAGGAACTAAACAAACCACAACTGCCCCCCCCTGCCAGGCTTCAAAAGCCTTCTTCATCCAAACCTTTATAGTTCTCCCATATGGCGGATTCATCCAAACAACACCATTCCAAACCTGAGCCAAACCATCCATTTCAACATCAAAATAATTTGCAACCTTGAAATTATGGCTACTCGCACAAACATCCAAAGTAAAACCAAACTCAACATTTAAGTCATCAAATACCTTCTGCGGAGTACCCCAATCATCACTCAAGCTAGACATCAAACCAGAAGTAATCAATTTTTGTCCTTTTCTAAACCATTCTCAGTCATCGTAAAAGTATCGCCATCCTGCCAATCAACACCAATTGCTTCAACAACATTATTCAAGTTCAAACCCCTGTTCTTACCATTAGCAAGATTCTTGATGGCAACAGTTCTAAAGTTTTTCCCATCACGCTGATCCATAACTGTTGGAGTTGGCAAAACATCATCAAGCCCCCCCCTAATAACACTCTCAACCTGTAAACCCTGCAAAAGTATTCGTAAAGCTAACTCTGCCTGTTGAGGCACAACACCATTACCGCAAGCCTTCAACTGATCATTACGCTTCAAACCAATCTCAGGGCTAGTAACCCAACCTTCTGGCAACCCCATCATCCACTCAGTGAACTCGGCAGACAATCGGTGCGCACCATCTTTACCATCAGGCTTAGTCGGGGCAGGAGCAGGCCTAGTTAGGGCTTCCCAACGCCTAATAGCAGGCTCAAACTTCCCCCAATTGATAGTTTCCTGAGCTTGCCATACTTCACTCGCCAAAGTTGCCCTACGCTCCTGATTATGCCCAGTGTTCTTAGCATCATCTACTTGTGGAGTTTTCAACAAAACTAAATCAACAGCAACATTAGGCAAATCAATCTGATGCCCAGAATCAACACGCTCCTGAGAACTCTTCAAATTACCTTTCACTCCATCTAACGCTTTAGGTGTTGGCATTAGTATTTCCCCCCCTGTTCCATCAGTAACGCTAGGAGTCCTTAACAAACTATCTTCACGTAATTCATTTATTACGACTTCCCTAAGATTCCTATACCCGCCAGGGCTTTTGACCTTCAACGCTTCAATCTCTTCAGGCGTTTTTATTTCCCTATGCTCCATAGTGTTAGGAGTTGGCAGGGTATGCAACGATAAAGATTCTGAATCTGTTATGGGGTGCGCCTGCATCGGCAGCTCGTAAACCACACCATTTCGCATCATACCCGAGATCGGCCAGCGACCCGAGAACGGCCTGGATTGCTGTGAAAACAGGTTCTCTTCCCCAACCATCCAAAGTTTCAATGTCGTATTCCATTCCGTTATCTGCTTTTGCACTTAGTAAACCCCTAACATTTTCTATAACAACCAATTTAGGTTGCAGTTCTTCTATAGCTCTAGCAAATTGATGCCAAAGCCCTGATCGTGTTCCTTCTTTTAGCCCTGCCCTTTTACCTGCCAAAGATAAATCTTGACAAGGAAAACCACCTGTAAGAATGTCAACAGGTTCAACTTGTGTGAAATCTACTTTTGAAACGTCTTGAAAGTTTGGCACATCAGGGAAGTGTTTAGCAAGTATTGCGCTAGGTGCTTTATCCCATTCGCAATGCCAAACAACTTCAGCATCCAGCACGTTCATGACTGCTAAATCTAAACCGCCATAACCGCTAAACAGGCTACCTATTTTGAGTGTCATTATCTTGTCCTTGCTCTCTTGTCTTGTTGTCTTATTTCACTGCTCATCAAAATCATGTCTAAATCAGATACGACAGGTTTAGGCGGTGTAATGATGTGATTGCTGTTTATGCAGTCTTTATGCCCACAGAGTCTTTCCCCAGGCTTATACAAGTCACCTACAGCATTTATTGGCCGCCACAGCTCATCAAGTTCACCTGTATAAGGGATGCACTCTATCTTGCCAAGAATAGGGTGATTGACTACTAACTTTTGCTTAGGGGTTGCTTTGCAGTCTTGACAGTGATCCCAATCAGGTTTATTCCTAGACTTAGCCTTTTCCCAAGTTGACTTAGGGATTATCTGACCGCAACGTTCACAAAACATGTCACCTTCATTGAAGATGCTTGTGCTGTTGTCTAACCTGTTTGTCCGCATGAAAAGTATCTAAGCACAAAAAGTGCTGAAACACCTAATCCACGCTGAAAGATGTCAAAAAATGTAGTCGTGCAGTCTGTTCAGCAAGTCTGGCAAGCATTTTAGCCCTAAGAATAGGGTCATCAGTCAGGCAGACAACAAGTTCACCTAACTCATTACAGTGCGCCTGCAACACACTAATTTGCTGTTTTAGCTCCAACGATTCCATCGGCCTTACCTTTTATTGCTTCCAGAATACTAGACGGGGCTTTACCCTGTTTTGCTTCGTTATACAGTGATCGTAGGCCTTCAATGTCGTTGATGTTATCTAACGCTACCTGCCAATTACGTGTTACAGGTTCAGCTGTTAGCCTGGCAACTTTACTCATTTCTGATGCGCTAGGTCTTTTACCTTTAGGGCTGAACTCATTACCGAGCAAGCTGATACATCTACCAAGTGCGCTAGTGCTGCAGTTTTCA